AGTGGACAAGCAGAATTTCAGTACGCTACAAATATGGCAAAACAATATAACACACCTATAATGACATCACTTGAATCATATAGTCAATTAGCTGTTGCAGCGCAAGGAACAAAGTTGGAGGGCAAAGGTGTAAAAAGATTGCATGAAGGAATAACAGCATCTATAGCTGCTTTAGGAATTCCTGAATCAGACGCAAATTCAATTTTTCTTGCTTATATTCAAATGCTGTCTAAAGGCAGAATTACAATGGAGGAATTAAGACAGCAATTAGGCGAAAAATTTCCTCCCGCTATGCGAATTTTTGCTGAATCAGTAGGAGTTAGCACCGCTCAACTAACTCAAATGAGTACAGCGGGAGCTTTAATGTCTGAAGAAATTATGCCTAAAGTCGCAGATAAATTATTAAGTGAATATGGCGAAATGGCAAAAGGAACAAACAATTTTGTTACATCTTTTAATAAATTACAAAACGTTGGAGCAGAAATAAATATTAAATTAACAAATATTTTTGGTGGATTATTTACTGGAATAACAAACATACTTGCAGGAGCCGCAGATTTAATTAATAAATCTTTAGAAAATATCATTAAAATCATTGGAAGTTTTATTGTAGGTGCAGCAGCAGTAATTTTGGCTGGTACTGTAACTATTCTTAGTATAGCACCAGTTAAAACTTTTATAATGACTTTAGGGAATGGTATAACTGCTTCACTTGCGGTGTTCGTAGGAACTCTCAGCCCATTCTTTTTAGGGATTTTTGCAGACATAGCAGATGATTGGCTGGGTGCGCAAAACTCTGTTATGGAAAATATGTCAAAAGGTACATACAACTTTGTTGTTATGATAATTACCCAATTAGACAGATTAAAAGCTAGTTTTAATGGGTTAGGCAATCTCTTTAATGGGAATATGTTTAAAGGAGATGGCAAAGGATTTTTTGATGTCATTATTGGTGACAACAAAAAACCGGAAAAAAATGCTTTTGAAAATATTCTTGGATATATCTTTAAACCAATTAAACCAGGAATGGTAGAATTGCTTGCGTTAATATTAATGTTTGAGCAATTGCAAAAATTGTTAAAAATTATTGGACAACCTTTGCTTGGCTCAATTTTTAAGAGATTTGGAGAACTTGGTATATTAATTGGATCTTTTGTAAAAGGATCATCTCTTGAAGGAGTGGGAGGAAGATCTTTATTCGCTACTACTTTTGACAAATTCCAAGATGTTTTTAAAGAAGCCGAGAATTTTGAAAACAATAAAACAGCATCAACAGCAGCATCAACAGCAGCACCAACAGCGGCACCAACAAGAGTCAATAGAGCAGGAGGCACTAGAGCAGGTGCAACTTTTGGACAAGAAATGAGAAGAATGTATGACGCTTCTTCGATTAAGCCGTTAATAGATAGAACTGGAGCTGCTTTTTTATCATTCAGAACATCAGCAGCAGAATTGTGGACCAAGCTACAAACCAACCCTCTTAAAACTATTGGAGATGGATTAAAAACAGTTTTAGGAAGTATTAAATCAAGCATTGTTCTTAACGCTACAAATGCATGGACTAATCTTACTACATCATTACAAGCTTTTAAAACATCTGTAATGTCAACTGGTTTTATAAAAGCAATTCAATTGGTATTTCATCCAAATGCTGCAATAGCTGGACAAGCTAGAGGCGCATGGGGGTCGGTTTTTTCTAATGTAATTTCTCAAATAGGAAAAGGATTGAAAGCATTAACTACGTTAGCAATCGAAGCTGGGGTTGCTTTAGCTTTAATGTTTTTAGCTAGAAGTGATTTTAGCAATCCAGTACAAGAATCAATCAATAAAATGGCATTGGCGATTAATGCTTCTTTAACGTCAATAGGTGAATCTTTCAAAAGAATGGATAAAGCCGCAAAAAATAGTGGCGATACTATTGACAGAGTAGCAACTGGAGTTAGAAATTTATCAGATTCACTTCCTTCTAAAGGATTACAAGTAGACATTGGTTTTGTTTTTGGGGGTAAGTCTCAAGGATATACAATGGATGATGTAATTAAAAGTGTAAACCGAGCTTTAGCAGAAAACTCAAAAGAAGGATTAAATGATTACGAAGGTACTATTTATGATTTAGTAAAATATTCTGGCAATCCAGGAGTAGATATTGGTGATGAAAGAGTCGCGAAATATTTAGAAAAAAATCCCAAACTTAAAAAAGCTCTTGTCAGAGATACTGACTACAAAATGACAGAAGCTGCTACACAAATAGTTTTAAACTTAAAGAGTCTTGACGACAATATTGTATCGTATAAAAAAGAAATACAAATTCAAGGTTTAACACAAGAGACAAAACAATCTACAGCACAAAGGTTACAACCAAATAACGAAAAAATTAATAAAGTAGATAAAGAAATTGATGAACTAAGAGCAAAGAAAATAGCTTTAATTGACCAAAATACGTATGATTCACAAGAAGCAGCTAAAAAAGTTGACAAAGAAATAAACATTAAGCTTAAACAAAGAAGCGAATTATCAAAAGAAAACGACGACATAATTCAAGAGTTTGATAACATGATTAGCGAAGGTAAAAAAATACAAGAAGACGCTAAAGATTATCCACAAGCATTAAGAAACATATTTATACAAAAAGGTAAAGAAATACAAAAAATAGGAGAAGATGGTAAAAAAACCTTTTTAGAATTAATTCCTGTAAAGCCGTTAGAGTTAATTTATGCAGAAACTAAAAAAGCTTTACGCAAAGTTGAAATAGCTTATGAAAAATATTTGTCAGAAATACAAACTTCTGCATCAGTTAGAGAATCAAGTTTATATGACGCAGCTTTTAAAGGAATTAACAAGACTCCTTATTCGTTAAATAATATTACAAAAGGAGACATTGATTTTGCAAGTTCTGAAGCTAAAATATATGAAATAGAGGATAAAATATTTGGATTAGATCTTGTTTTAAATAACAAAGTAAAAGCTTTAAGAGCAATGTATCTTGTTTCTGAAGGTGAATTTACCACTGAACAAGCTAAGGAATACCAAGAGCTGAAAAAACAAGTTAGAGATGATACTGCGGCATTAGCTCAAAACAAAGCAGAATTAGCACGCTCAAGATATGATTACAAGCAAAAAATTAAAGAACTAAATCAACAGGTAGCAGATTACAATTTTAATTTGTTTAAGCAATTAAAAGATATTGAAATTGAAATCAAGAAAGCTAGGATTCAATTAGAACTTAATTCTTATAAATCAAAAATAAACACAGCTTTAAAAGGCATTTCTGAGAATGAGTTTACTAAATTTGTTAGCACAATTAGCGAATTTATAGATGAACTTAGTAATGGCTTAAACACAGCTATAGATTATCAACAAAGAGTAATCTCAGACAAAGAAAGAATTAGATCGCTTCAGATACAGCAACAAAATTTATTGGAGCAACTACCTAGCGGACAAGTATTTGTTCAAAAAGTTAATACTGTTCGAGATAATTTAGTAAAAGAATATAATAGCGCTAACAATGATTTGCAAAACGTTTTTAGTAAAGCTGGAGATTCAGTTAAAAAAGTTGTAAGTGAATTGTCAAAATCTAGTTCAGCTATAGAAAATCAAGTTCAAGTTCAAATTAAAGCTAACAAGCAGTTTACCGAAACTCAAAGAATGGTAAACAATATAAACAAAACTATGGTGGGAGTTGGATCAACTTTCCAAGGAATACAACAAAATGTCTCACAAACAACAATAGATTTACAAACTCAAGTTGAGTTATTAAAGCAAATTGAAAATAGAAATCCTAAAAAACGCTCTTCCAGTAATGTTCAGGACGATTCTAGAATTGGTTATAGAGAAAATAATGACTCTGGCATTAATTATGGACCAGGAGCTTTAGTTGCTGCTGTTCCAGGTGTTACTTCAGATATGGGAGGATTTTTGCCAAATTCTCAAATAGCACTTAGAACAACAAAACATCCGAAACGAAAATTTCCTCTTATACAGAAAAATCCTTTTTTTGTTCCATACTCAACCGAAGATATACAAAGTGTAGAAAAACAATTTTATGAAAGATTTGTAAATTTCTTAGGCTACAAAAGTCAACCGTTGCCAAGTAATGTACAAAAGATAATAATGGCTTTAATAGAAAAATCAACTATTGTTGAATTAATTGATTTTTTGAATGATCCAAAATACAATCATAAGAATTTTCCAAATTTTAAAGTGCCTCAAGCAGAACTAAAACGTTTTGACGACATAAATGACGTTCGAGCTAGAAATCAAAGAAGAGATGATAAAAATAGTTGGACGGATCTATCTAAAATTGGAGTATATGAATTAGGTCCTATTATAAAAAGACTTGAAGTTAAACCAGGTGAGACACTTCAAGAGCAACAAATTAGACAAGCATTACACGATTTAAATATTCAAGCAGACTTTCATGGATATCCAACGTCACGACAAACAAGGAATAATCCAACGTCACAACAAACAAGGAATAATCCAACGTCACGACAAACAAGGAATAATCCAATGTCACAACAAACAAGGAATAATCCAACGCCACGACAAACAACGCAAAACTCAACAAATCCTCAAATATCATTTAAAACATTACCACCAAAACCGGGACAAAAATTTGGTTTTATACAGAAACAAGGCTCGTACTCAACCGAAGACATACAAGACATAGAAAAGAAATTTTATCAAAGATATGCGAATTTCTTAGGTTTTAAAGGTAAACCGTTACCAAGTAATGTGCAAAAAATAATAATGGATTTAATAGAAAAATCAACTATTAATGAATTAATTGATTTTTTAAATAATCCAAAATACAATCATCAAAATTTTCCAAATTATAAAGTGCCTCAGGCAGAACTAAGACGTTTTGAAAACAAGGATGACGTTCAAGCTAGAAATAAAAGAAGAGTTCTTAAAAATTATCCAGCTAATCTACCTGAACTTTGGAAAAATGAATTAGATCCTGTTACTAAAATACTTGAACTTCAACCAAACCAAGCACTTCAGGATAAACAAATTGAACAAGCATTAAACTATTTAAAAATTAAACCAGATGATAATGGATGGAATAGATCAACAACAAAACGAGTCCCAGCTACTAACATTCCTAAAGAAACAGCAGCTACTAACATTCCTAAAACAACTCCTATCCCTACAAGCAAACGAACAATAGAAATAGAGAATCCTCCGAATCCTGTTGTAACTAAACCTTCATCTACTAATTCAGTGATAGAGGCAATAGGACAAAGCACTAAAATATCACAAGAATCTGCTCGGAAAATCCTCCAAAACGCACAAGCTGCGTTTGACAAAAATAGAGAAATAAATCAACGATCAATAGATCTTGACAGGAAATATCGTTTAACTACTCCACAAAGTGACCTTGAATCTAACGTAAATAATTTGCTGACAAAATATTCAGGCGATCCAAGCGCCATTGCTTCAAATAATGCTAGGAACAGTCTTGCAGAATTAGAGAGACTACAAAGACAAATAGAAGAGGCAATTAGATCTGATGAAAGTTCACTGAAGGAATTACCTACAGCATCAAAAAACAGTATTGACACACTTAGAAAGTTTGCAGAAGATTTAAAAGACTATCCAACAGAAAGACAACAAATACTTGGTCTAATTTCTTCTATAGAAAAAGATAGAAAAACAACTGAAGAAGTGATTACTCAAAGATTAAGAAAAAATCAAGACCTTTTAACAAAATTAAAACAAGCTGAACCAACGATACAAAAAGAAATTGAAACAGCAAAAGCAGTTGATACACAAACAGGACAAAATGAATTTAAAATAGCTGAATTATCTACTCAAATAACTCAAAATGAATCACAACTTTCTTTATTGCGTCAACAACTTGCTTTAGGTTTTGACAGTGCTAAAGACTTAATAAGAATAGATATTGAAAAACTAATAGCTGATTTTACCGCAGAAAGAACGTACTATGAAGATTTGAAAAGATTGCTGGATAGGAGAAAACTCCCAACATCAGATCCTGGTAGATTATCACAAGAGTCTTATGACGCAGAAAAAACAAAATTAGAGGCTATTTTAAAAGACAAAAAAGAAGCTAATACAGACGATCAACAAAGAAATATACAAATAAGTCAAGAAATAACAACTAAAAGGCAAAATGAAAATAACAAATTGCTTATGGAGCAGATAAACAATAATACTCATGCAATAAATAAAATTAATATTGAATCAGAAATAACATCGCTTCGCGAAAAATTAACAACATCAACTCTTAGTACAGATGATAGAAAAAAATATAACACTAGATTAGACACATTAAAAACAAATAGAATGAACGCATTAAATCTTACTCGTGAACAAGAAGCAAGAGACTTTACTAGATCCATCAAATTATTACAAATACAAAATTATAGAAACTCAGGAGGTAACGATTTTGTTGCTAATGCTCAAGAAAGAGATATAAAAATAGATCAAAAAAGAGATGAATATAACAAACAACTTCAAACAATAGATCACGACGGTAGTTTGAATGAAGAAGCAAGGCAAAGCAGAAAAGAAGAGGCTAAAGCAAAATTTGATGCAGAAATTAAAGAAATTGAAAATTCAACTAAGAGCATAGGAGCTTCTATAAGAGACTTAGTAAGGAATAGCTTAATTAATGATTTATCAACTGGATTTACAGACGTAATAATGGGCGCTCAAAAACTAGACGATGTCTTAAACAACCTAGCCAAAAACATGCTAAACGGACTTATCAACATGGCCATCAAATCATTAATGCAGTCATTAGTAGGAGCAGGAGGGATTTTTGATTCACTATTTAAAGGAATATTTGGAGGAAATAGCGGAGGCGAAGTTCCAAGTGCCAACGATGGAGGCGAAGTATCCAGCCAATACAAAGGAGGAGTAATCAAAAACTATGCTGGTGGAGGCATAATTCAATCATTAAATGAAGCGATTGTCAGAGAGAAAGCTGCAAATGGAGGAATAACACCAGTAGTAGCAGTATTAACGCCAGGAGAAAGAGTGTTGAGTGTTGCTGACAATGCTAAGTTCCAGTCGATGGGATTAGATAAAGTAATTAAAAATAACAATATTGAATCTGTAATGAATTACGCTATGGGAGGTAACGTAAGCAATAGCGAATTAAAAGTAAGAAACATAATGAACTTTGCAAGTGGTGGAGTTATTCCCCCATCTCCTGGATTAGGAAATATTAATCAACCAACAACAAATACAACTGTAAATGTGCCTATAACGATTGAAAGTCAAGATGGTGACAAATCACCGTCCATAGATCCAAATGCGATGCAGAGTGCTATTAAAACAGCAGTAATAGTAGAAATACAACGTCAACAAAGACAGGGTGGAATACTTAAAAGATAGATTGGCAACTTTTATTTAAGAGCAGCTAGGGAGCAAAAAAATGGCTGAATACAAAGAAGTTCCTTCTCAAAATAACGATTTATCTTTAGTGTCATCTGTCGCGTCTCAATTGATTATAGACGCATTTCCTATCTTATTTTCTTTAATAAGTGCATGGATAATTTACTTGATTAAGAAAAGTGTAAAAACATTAAATGACAGAATAAATTCCATGAACACATTAAATACACCATCCTTTACCACTAAAGAGGAGGAATACATTAAATCATATTTACAAGAGCTGATAAGTGCAGGATTTAATAGAGTTACATTATTCTTTTTGGATCAGACAAAGAGGACTGATAAAGGCATATTTGCAGATAGCTTTTCCACCTGGATAGAAGTATGTGCTAAAACAAAAAAAATGCAAGTTTTAGACAATAAATGTATTTATTCTTACGTATCATTGCAAGTTAATTTTTTATTAGAATCTGGTGATAAATATGTGTTTTCTAATGTCAAAAATGGCAAGGTATGCCAAACATGGTTAGAGTCGAGGAAGACTTATAGCTATATGTTTTACTTAATTGAAGGCAAGTATGTTGGATTTTTGTTATTAGAAAGAGTATGTTGCCATATTATTAAATGCCCACAAGTTAAAAAAGCAGCGGAGATTGCTGCTCTTATAGAGAATGTAATCCAACAATCTTAGACTTTAGCGAATACCACTTTCTCAGGCTGATCTTGATACTTGCCTTGTCTTTGACTATAGCTTGTAGAGCAAGTCTCACCTTCAAAAAACAGTAATTGTGCTATTCCCTCATTTGCATAAATTCGGCAGTCAGCACCGGAAGAATTACTAAATTCTAATGTTAAATGTCCACTCCATCCAGCTTCAACAGGAGTGATGTTAGCAATCAATCCAACTCTGGCATAAGTGCTTTTACCAACACAAACAGCAGTTACATTGTCAGGCATTGTAATTTTCTCTAGTGCAACTCCCAATCCATAAGAGTGGGCTGGAATTACAAAAAACTCTCCATATTCATCTTTTTGCAAAGGCACAGATTCTAGATTTGTTCTAATAAAATTCTTGGGGTTGACAACAGTATTGTTATCATTTCTAAACACCCAGAATTCTGTGTCAGACAAACTAATATCATAACCATAAGAAGATAATCCATAACTAATTCGCTTGCCATTATTGTATTTAACAAGTTGTGTTTCATATGGTTGAATCATCCCTTTCTTGCATTCTTCTAGAATCCATTTATCGTTTTTAATCATAATTTTTGCTTACTGGATTTACTTTGACGTGAACAAACTATTGAGGTTATCTGCTGTTTCCAACTACTTACAGTACTGGCAATGTGTTAACACCAAAATACTGGTTAAATTCCGGTAATACTTCAGCAGTAAAGCAGAACTACAACAGAAGTAAAACGGAACTAACACAATATTTAATATTACACTTGTGTTGAGTATTCAAGTTCTTTTATTTTAGATATCATGTCATCATAAATAGCACTTGATTTTTGATATTTATGATGATTTTTACCACCAGAACTTGTTCCCCATAAAGCTTTAATTGTGCGTTCTTTGCCTATATTTTTGTCTAGAAAAAACTTCAACACTAAAAGCTGCTGCTCTGATGACAGCCCATAACTATCATCAAATAACGGCTCAGTTTCGTCCATATCCCCAGACATTAAAGCAGCGATTTTTAGCTTCACTAAGCTAGTTACAAATTTGTTTTTAGACTCAAATGCTTGTACACTATCCTTTTTAGCTGTTTTGGAGAAGTGAGTATACACTTCACCTTTCTCGCTATCTTGTGCTTCACCATAGCTATAGGCAATCTCGTCATTCTGGCAAAGTGAATCTACATTTGTTAACTCCTTGATTTCAGTATTTGATAACGTGTAATCTACATCTTTGACATACAATCCTTGCAGTCTTTCTAGCTTGCCATTGTAATTAGCAATTAAGTCACCTTTACCACACAAATTCTTGGAATTTAAAGTGCCATCTTCTACTCCTAAAATTATAGCACTATCCTGGTGTTGGATAGTCTTTAATGCAATGCGAGTAGGTATGTTAGAGCGTATCCTAGGCGTGACAATTGTCGCATCAGGACGCTGAGTAGCTAATACAAGGTGTATTCCAGCACTTCTCGCTCTCTGTGCTAGTTGAGATAAACAATCGTTAAAATCATCTTTACTGTCTCCTACCATGAATGTTGCGTATTCATCAAAACACACCACAACTCGTGGCATAATATTCTTAGGATTTTCTCTATTGTATTGAGATAAATCCCGTGCTTTATGTTTTTTGAATAGCTCATATCTACTTTCCATTGTGTTAAGTAAATTGTGCAACAAAGTAAGAGCGTCTTCTTGTTTTGTTACCAACTCAACTTGTTTGTATTTTTCAAAAATATCAAACTCAACTAGCTTTGGATCAATCAAAAATAGTCTGCATTTATCAGCAGGAAATCTATCCAGCAAACTAGTTATGCAAGCTACTAACCAACCACTCTTGCCACTACCAGTAGTTCCAGCAATCAATAAATGAGGGGAGTTAGCATCTGATAACGACACTTCAACAAGATTGTTGTTGATGTCAACTCCAATAGGAACAGTGAACTTCTCAAGAGAATAATTCAAATTGTTTGAGTATTCTTGATATTCACAAAAACGTCTTTCTGAGTCTGTCTTTGCTACATCAATCGAGACATACTTGTTTTGACATGAAATCAGTGGAGGTGTATCATACCCCATATGAACTTTTAGAGTATCTGACAAATTATTAAATTTTTGATAATGCACTCCTTTGTCAGGCACTATCTTGAATCTAGTAAACGTAGGAGAATCTATTGGCTCTCCATCTATTGTTGCTTTGATGCCTAATTTTAAGAGTGTATCTTCTAATGGATGCAGAACTTCTAAGTCTACTTCTGGACTAGAAGCAGGAGGCA